TGGGGAGACTAAGCGCCATTATGCTTGAACTGGAAAACTCTGGTAATGATCCGGCTGAACTCGTTAGCCTTCGGGCTGGTTCGGCTTACCGGGGTGTTGTAAAACCTAGAATTCATACAAAACTAACCGACAATCCTTCTAAAGGCTTAGATTTCGTTCAATTCTGCGCTAAATACGGTCAGGAATTGCTACCTTGGCAAGAGTGGCTAAGCGAACAGACCCTAAAACTTAAACCTGATGGACGTTGGCAAACCCCGGTCAACGGCATCCTAATCGCCCGTCAAAACGGCAAATCAACTTGGATGGCTTGGCAGATTCTTTGGCGAATCTTTGGATTAGAGCAGAAATTACAGGTTCACACAGCTCACAAGTTAACTACCTCAGCCGAAATCTTCTATAAAATCTATGGCATTATCCAAGAGCATCCAGAATTAGAAGTCCAGTTAGTTAAGAAATTAGAAGCTAGAGGATTCCAAGAGTTACAGTTCACCGGCGGTCGTAGATATATCGTTAGAGCATCTAACTCAGCGACTCGCGGTATCGCTGCCCCGGATACTATCTGGCTAGACGAGGCTCGCGAGTATCACGACGAGGACGTATGGTCTTCTCTGCGCTTTACTCAAATGGCGAGCTCAAATCCTCAAGCCTTCTTACTATCTAACGCCGGAGACCAACACTCAATCGTTCTAAATAAGATGCGAGAGCGAGCGCTTGCTTCAATCCTTACCGATGACCTAAGTTTAGGCTGGTGGGAGTGGTCCGCACCGCCAGAGATTAAATTCGATGGCTCTGCGACGTTTTGGGAAGGCGTTGCACAGGCGAATCCCTCACTCGGACACACTATTCATCCGGACAATATTCGAGCGGTTCTAAATGATCCCGAAGATATCGTCCGGACGGAAGTGTTATGCCAATGGGTTTCAACTATCAACCCAGTCATCCATCCGTCTCAATGGGCAGCTTGCGCGGTCGAGGGTCTGCGCTTAGAGCCGTCCGCTGATACTTGGCTAGCGGTTGATTTATCACCAGATAGGCGACAGGCCGCGTTAGTCGCCTCTCAACGGATAGATCGGGATAAGTTTCAGGTCCAGTTGTTGCAAACTTGGACAAATCCCGGCTATCTATCCGACAAACTTATTGCTAACGATATTGGCGATTGGTATAGAAAATTTAACGTTATGAAAATTGCTTACTCGGCTAGAACTGCGTCAGCGGTGGCAGCTAGGTTAGTCCCGGCTGGATTTCCAATGGAAGCAATAGACGGCCAAGCCTACGCGCAATCTTGCGACGAATTCGTTAGCGCTATAAGTAGCCAAAGGTTATGTCACTCAAGCCAAGAGGAATTAACTAACCATTGCTTGTCAGCGGTAAGGCTTAACTTTGGAGATGGCGGTTGGATATTCGGCCGTAAAGTCTCAGCTGCGGTTATTACTGGAGCGGTTGCGGCCGCAATGGCTAGCCATTACGCAACACAGCAGGATGACGGAGTAGATATTATCGTCGCGTAGCACAGGTGCTTTACAATTTAGGCTCAATGGGCGCTATTAGAGATTTCTTCTTTCCAGCTACGTCTGCTACAAAGACTTCCGATGTAGAAGCGGCATTAACACCAGTTCAAGTTCAAGACGCGGTTTATGCAATCCTTCAAGGATCAACTACCGTCTCTCGCAAATTAGCAATGAGCGTTCCTTCAGTTGCTAGAGCTAGAAATATTATTTGCGGAACTATCGGCTCACTTCCTCTCGAGCAATATAACAAAATTACCGGAGCTCACGTCGAAGCACCTCGAGTAATCCATCAACCCGACCCACGAGTTCCGGGTTCTCTTATCTACACTTGGCTCGCTGAAGATATTTGGTTTTATGGCGTCGGTTACGGCCAAGTTTTGGAAATGTATAGCGTTACCGATGGCGGAAAAGTTAGAGCTTGGACTCGCATAGCACCAGAACGAGTAACAGTTAGCACTAATGCAGATAACACCGAAATTACTGGTTATGCCGTAGATGGAACTCCAGTTCCTACTTATGGTATCGGTTCAATTATTCGTTTTGATGGATTCGATGAAGGATTCTTACACCGCGCAGGAAAGACCGTTAACGCTGCAGTCTACTTAGAGAACGCAGCAGTTAATTACGCTAAAGAGCCAGTTCCTAGCGTTATCTTGAAATCAACTGGCACTAACTTACCTGCTGAGCGCATTGCTTCCTTAATGTCTGCTTGGCGCAATGCTAGACAACAGCGTTCTACTGCTTTCCTAAATGCTGATGTAGATATTAAAGAGTTCGGCTTTGATCCAAAGAATTTACAACTCGCAGAAGGTCGCCAATATGTTGCTCTTGAACTTGCTAGAGCTGCAGGAATCCCGGCTTACTTCTTAAGCGCGGAAACGACCTCTATGACTTATTCAAACTCAATCTCAGAGCGTCGCTCATTAGTAGATTTCTCACTTCGCCCAATTCTTACAGCGATTGAGAAGCGGTTATCTATGCAGGATTTCGTCGCACAGACAACCGATGTCAGATTCGACCTTGACGACTTCCTACGCGGTAATCCGTTAGAACGCGCTCAAGTCTACGAAATTCTAAACCGCATCGGCGCTATGAGTGTCGAGCAGATTCAGGAAGAAGAGGATCTAATTCGATGAGAGTTAATTTCCCAATATCTATAACCGCAGCTGATAACAAAGAGCGCACGATTAGCGGCAAGATTGTTACTTGGAACGAAAAGGGTAACACTTCACTTGGCCCTACCGTATTCGCTGCAGATTCGATTGAGATGAAGTCCGTAAAGTTGCTTCTTGAGCACGACCGCACTCGTCCGATTGGCAAAATGCTTTCACACACTCAGACCAAGGATGGAATTGAGGCAGTATTTAAGGTAGCCAACACAATGGCCGGAGAAGACGCATTAGTAGAAGCAAGCGAAGGTCTCCGAGATGGATTTAGCGTAGGCGCTCAGGTTGATGAGTGGTCTAACGAAAATGGGGTTATGAAAATCCTAAAGGCTCGACTAGATGAAGTATCTCTAGTGACCGATCCTGCAATAGATAGCGCTCGCGTTAGCGAAGTAGCAGCTTCTGAAAATGAAGCACCTGAAAATTCTGATTCGGCAACCGCTGAAGCAGATCAACCAACCGAAGGAGAACAAGTGTCAGACACTACCGTTCCAGCTCCTGCCGTAGAAGAAACGGTAGAGGCTGCCAAGGTGGAGACCGTATCGGCTGCACGCCCAGCGTTCTACACCGCACCTCGAATTGAACTCTCGAAAGAGAAGTATCTCGAGGCATCAGTTCGCGCTAAGGTTCTTGGCGACGAATCATCAATCCAATATCTCCGCGCTGCGGCAGATACAACAGATAACGCTGGTCTAGTTCCAACTCGCCAGCTAACCGAAATCATCAATCCACTATCAAACGCAGACCGTCCATCAATCGACGCGATTTCTCGCGGCACTTTGCCGGATGCTGGTTTGACTTTTGAGATTCCAAAGATTTCACAAGTCCCAACAGTTGCGCAGACCAATGAAGGTTCAGCACCATCAGAAACCGACCAGAACGTCGGATATCTTTCTGTTGATGTAAAGAAGTATGCAGGACAGCAAACCTTCTCCGTCGAAATCCTAGACCGTTCCTCACCAGCGTTCTTCGCTGAATTGGTCCGTCAAATGGAGTTCGCATATGCAAAGGCTACAAACGCTGCAGTAAGCGCAGCTTTAGTAACTGGCGCAACAGATGGCGGAAACCGCACTCTCTCAGCTCCAAACTTGCAGGATTTCGTAGCAGATGCTTCAGTTTCCATCTATAAGGGAACTCTTGGATTTGCTCAAAATCTAATCGTATCTCCAGAACAATGGGGAGCAATTATGGGTCTAGTTGATGGTTCAGACCGTCCATTATTTACAGCGATTGCACCTCAGAACGCACCGGGAACACTTGCACCGGGCGCAGTTCGCGGAAACGTATCTGGTCTTGCACTATACGTAGACCGTTCACTAACAACCGGTTCAGGACTTGGCGACGGAACAATGATCGTCGTAAATCCAGAAGCTTATACTTGGTATGAATCTTCAAGATTCCGCCTAGAGACAAACGTAATCGCATCCGGCCAAGTAAGCGTCGCTTACTACGGCTACGGCGCAATCGCTACAAAGGTTGCAGCTGGCGCTTACAAGTGGATGGTTGCTTAATAGCACTAAAAAAGTGACGGCTAGTCCGCTCCCGAGCTAGCCGCTCACCTATTGACTCGAAAGGAAACGATATGCCAACGATAGTTCTAGCTTCTGAATTGAGGACTATCCTTGGCGTATCGTCTTCCCTATATTCAGACGCTTATCTCGATGACATTATTGACACTAGCGAAAATATCATCCTTCCAATGCTGGTTACTTATTCATCCAGCGTTGCTAAAGTTAAATTAGAAAATAATATTGCTTATTATGAAACCGCAACGCCTCACGAATTTAGTGTAGGCCAGTCAGTCGTAGTTACTGGCTGCGGTTCGCCTTTTAATGCCACCGTTACAGTTACCGACGACGAATTGACTCAATATGTATTCAGCGCAGCTATTACTAATGCAGATGTGGTTGAAAAGCACGTCATCCCAGCCGGAAAGGCTACGCTCTCTGGAGCGTCAACCTATGTCGGAAATCCTAATGTCGAATCTGCGGTATTGGCAACAGCCGTTGAAGTATTCCAATCAAGAACAGCAGCCGGCGGACAGATAGAGGGGATTGACTTCACAGTCAGCCCATATCGTTTAGGACGCTCACTTTTCAACAGAATCGCAGGATTACTCGGCCCATATATTGACACCGAAACAATGGTTGGATAATGCCAGCCAGCACAATTTCAGGAGACGTAAGAAGCGCAATTAAAACGGCTTTAGCGTCCGTTACTGCTAACGTTTACGATCACGTCCCTGAATCACCTATCGTTCCAGCGGTCGTTATAGTTCCCGATTCGCCTTATATGGAATTAGAGTTAATTGGTAAAAGCACAACTCGGGTTAAATTGAATTACACAGTTAGCGCTGCAGTTGCTTACCTATCAAATCCAGCATCACTCGACAATCTCGAGAAACTGGTAATTAGTATTCTTGGAGCTCTTTCAGGCTCTAAGTATGAGTTATCAACGGTTGAAAGACCTACGGTTACTCAAGTCGGAACGACTAACCTATTAGTCTCCGATATTCGCTTGAGCGTCCGCTACGAGCAAACTTCTTAAGGAGAAAAATGGCAACGACAGTAATTACCGGTCGCGACGTCACTTTCACGTTGGACTCACAGTCTTACGATGCTCAGGCGACTTCCGCGACTCTTTCCTGCGAAACCATAATCGAGACTTATCAAACTCTCGATGGTCGCGCATATAAGTCCGTTGATAAGCAATGGACCTTCACAATCGAACTATTGCAGGATTGGGGCGCAGCTTCATCCTTGTTCGAGGCAATGTGGGCAGATGCAGAATCAGCACCTAACAC